CCATCACCTATACCTAGTGCATCTGATATTGCATGATGATGCGGATAACGCTTTGTATCACATAATGTTAGCTCACCTTCATAGTCAAATGATTTTGAAGATTCTTGAACTAACTCGCCTTTATCATTATCCCAGGTGTAAACTACCTCTGTGTATATCCTCATAAGTTCCTCTTATGCAATGTCAGCAACATTTTGTCGCCCACGTTTAGTTTTAGTTAAATCGGTTGCTAATCCTCCACGATTCAACATATTTTCTCGCCTCAATAAAGAATCTATTGATCCTGGAGCTTTCCAGTTTCCTTGATTAATTAAACTTGGATCTTCGGTATCAGCTGATACTGTGGCAGAAGACCCTCCTCCTCCTCCCCCATTATCTGCAAAATATTTTGTCCCCATTAAATGATGAGAGGCCTTCATTCCTGTGTCTTCCATCCATGGTAGTAAGTCTTGATGTAATGAGCCTCCTGTACCACTTAAGCCACCTTCCCATAATGGTGATAGTTGCCTAGACCAGCCCATTGTAGACCTATCTAGATTCTTTAGTCCTTTAGTTAATCCACTATCATCTCCATACTTACCAGCTAATATGTCTTTTGTCGTACCACCCATTCCAGGCATACTTGCAAGGTAATCTCTACCTTGACCAAAAGTGCTAGAGAATTTACCTAATTCTCCACCAAACATTTTCTTATCACCTAATTGGAAATTTTTACTGAATGCTCCCCAATACTTTCCAAGAGATCCCTTACCAAAGCTAAAATTCATAACATCTCCTATGCATATAGACGTTTTTCAATTGGAAAATAATTCCACTCACCAGGAGCAGAGCCAATTGCCTTTCTATTTCTTTTCTTTTCGGCCTTATTTACAGATGCAAATTGCAATGACTGAGACGCATAGCGAGTTGCACTCATTAAATCATCTATATTCTTTACAACTTTGCCATCTTTCCTATGATACATCCTGACTTCTTCATACCAATCATTACAGTAATTAAAGACTTTAAACCTGCCAGTTTCCATTCTTTGCAGCATTTCCATGATTCCAGGCTCAATAGCAATATCACCACCAGGATTCTTAAAATGTGTAGATAGCATCTTAACACCTTGCTTTCTATATATATCAGCAAGTGATTGACCTGACCCTTTATCATGTTGTGATCCATCATGAGGCCATACTACAGGAATCCATGCACCTCGTTGTTTGATTGCAGCAGCATGTATTACTGGTGTAGCAGCAGATTGCCGATAACAGTCATATACGTAGACTATATCACTATCACGATCCCATGCAAGCCACACGGCTGCTGTTGGATGGTCCCAACCGAAATCTATACCACAGACTCGAGGCCAGTACTCTGGTATAGCAAATGGCTCGCATCGGATCTTATCTTCAATATTCGGAAATACTAAACCAGAACCAAAAACAGGGATACCCTTAGAACGCATTTCTCGTTCATGTGGAGGCAATGCCCTCAATATCTCTTCCTTGATATCCTCATCCAAGTGAGGTGCGTCATCCCATGTCGCTGAGAATAGTGCCTGTGAGCTACCTAGCTTTGTCATAAACTGTGTAACTACTGGAGTCATCCCTGTTTCTGGTGTAAATGTCATGTAAACTAATCCACCAGATTTAAGTGATGCACGAAGTGCCTGTGAGTATATATCTTGAGGTGGTTCCTCGTCTAGCCAGACTACATCTACTGCTTTACCCATCCATTGTTGTTTACCCTGCTCGTATGATTTAAACATCAGTTTTGAATTTTTACCTGATATATGTTTAACAACGATACTTTGCATTGCATTTGGAATACCAGGTAATCTCAAAGGCGTTCCTACGATCAAGTCTCTTGGTATTGCTCCTTTACCATAGTCTTCAGGATCTCCAGGCTCACCAAGTAATTCTGCTTGCACTATATCTCTTGTATTACCAGTAGTGTTACCTGCAGCCCATACTGTCACAGGTCTTTTAAATTTAGCTCCTGTCCACCAATCTGGATATATACCTGTTAAATGCATAGCTAGCTCTACTGCACCACAATAAGTCTTACCTGTCTTATTAGCAGCCATTAAAAGGCGTTGTCTAGCTAATTTGCCAGTACCATCTTTTGCATTATGGAATCTTTTTTGATATTCATACGGCTCATATTGCAGCAACTTATTTGTTTCTTCTGCTTCAATTATAGCTTCTGCAATAGAAATAGCACGTTCTGCGTTACTCACTTATCCCCCATCAGTTGTCTCCGCATTCTTTGTGCATATGTTATCCTGTTAGTTTTCTTTTCCTTCTTTTCTGGCTGAGAAGGTAACTTGTTCATCATAATATCTTCTTTAGCATGAGGTAAATTCTGTACCCTTTTCTGTATAAAATCTGTACTACTCTTCATAGGATAATGTGCAGGAGGGCTAAATTCAGGATTAGATGCATCTAGTATTGCCTCTGGCTCTTTACCAGTCATTTCCCTATAGCGTTTTAAGTCATCTCTTGACATCATTCCTCTCTTGCCGAATCTAGTAGCAATATCAAGTAGTGCATTTTTATACGACTCTGCTTGCCTATAAGGTTTATGTGTCTGTGGATTTTCTTTTGTACCCCATCCTGATTCTTTAGTATATTGGTTTAAGGCTTTTGCTCCTTTATCCCTATTCTCTTGTTTAGATAACCATTGAGTATTAATTTCAGAGGAATGTAACCCCATCAATTGCGCCTTAGTCAAATTTTCTGTACCACCAGGTCTTACTTGCCATTTCCTTTTTACAAAATCAGGTGCATATTCACCAGGTGAAGATATTTTTTGATCCATAATCTGCAATGGAACTATATGGTCAAGTTCTGCTCTACCCTTAATTTGTTTACCAGACGTTGCGCTGATAGCGAAAATCTTCTCAGGTGACTTCTCTAGAATAGTATGGCCAGCCTCACCTGGGGTTTCAGTAGTTTTCGCACGTGGTTTAGCTTGTTTCTCTTTGCTTTTCCTCAGATCAACGTAATCAGGATCTCTATGACTACCAAATTTACTTCTATTGTACGTATGTGTATCTTTCTTTATTGGCTTACCTTGTTTACTTAGTGTGTGTGGTTGATAAGGCTTATCAGATCCGAACCCTGATGAAAATGACGTAATCACAGATTTTGTTGCCTTATTTGGTTTAGTCTTACTATTCCCCTTCTTAGGAAGTTGACTATCCAACCATTGCAAGTATTTCTCCTTACGTTGTGGCGTATTTTCCATATTAATTTCTTCGAGTACGTTTCCTATTCTTCCACGCATTATCGGTAGAAGGTTTCAGCAAATTGATTATAGAAGCATTGCCTTTTCCAGATAATCCTGATTTACGTCTTTTACTCCAATTCAGTAGTTTCTCCCTATCATAGCCACCAAATAAGATATTAAAGTAGCCAGGTTTTTCATTAAGTCCACTAACAACTTTAGTATTACCAGTAAATTCTCTGGCATATTGCGTCAGTCTTTGACCCCCTGTCACTTTTTTGCCTGTAGCTTCTTCCCAAGTTCTTATCCCTGCTTCTGCATAATATGGTGCAACTAACATGCTACCTATTCCTGCTACTGGTAATAGAGCTTTTGTAGTTCCTTTTGTTAACATATTAGCAGCTTTATTTACAGCAGTCTTAGTTTTTTGTCCTTTTGTTTGAAAGGTCGGAGTACCAGATTCCTTAGTTGCAACTCGTGACTGTTTTACTTCAATAGTTTCTTTACCTGGATCGACCCCCTGGCTATTCTTTGCTGGCTTCTTTGTTCTTCGCTCTGTGTCCCTCGCTTCCGTCCACTTCTGGTCGCTCCCTTTAACAGAAGGCGTAGGTTTATTCGGGCCTGGGTTTAATAAGGCTGCTGCAGGGTTGCTTTGTACTCCTGCATTAACTATTGCTGGTGCTTTAAGCAGAGCATTGTTCTTAGCTTTTAAATCCTTTATAAACTTTTGCTGTTCACCTTTTTTCTTTCGTTCATTGTATTCTTTAACCCTCAAGTTCCTTTTAGGTGGATATGCGTCTTTTATTGCTTGTGCTTCTGGTGATAGAGTTTTTTCATATCCAGATTCAAAAGGAATTTGTTCCTGAATTTGCATCCTCGTTACTTGACTTCTAGTAGGTTTTGCAACTTTATCAATTACTCTAGTACCAGAATAGACTTCTTCCACATCTCCTGGAACAGTAACTGCTTGTACTTTTGGACCTACAACATTGCCAGATCCAGCTTGTACAATACCTCTTATCTCCGATACAGGTGCAATATCATCAATTGTTGACCCTTCCAGGCCAGCAAATGCGTTAGTAATGACAGTATTACCTCTTGTACGAGAAGATTCTTTTGTTAAGCCTTTATGAACACCAGATTCTACTAAATTAGTATTCTGTTTCTTCTTTAACATGCCTTCGCCTTGCTTGCTCTCCGTCACTCCCCACCTTTCTCGTTTTGCTTTTTCCTCAATACTTACCATGTCTTCGCTCATTAATAACTGCTGTTCGAGATCAGCATTCGAGACACTCATATTAAATCCTGACATTTTTGATGTTTTTACATTATCGGTATCTGGAGTTTCAGTTGCTTGAGTTGCAATATCATCATCAAAATCGCCATGAATCAGCGGTGCTACTCCCTCAACTCTTGTCCCACCACCTATTTCAACTACTTGGGAGAATGAGGATGAGACAGGACTTGTGGAGATTTTAATAGGAGTTAAATTATAATCTGTTATTTTTTTGCCTGTATTGATTTGCTTTGAACTAATCATACGACCAGGATAGTCTTTCCATACAGATGCATTTGTTGCACTCTCCCAACCCCAGGAGCCTCCTAATGATTTAGTAATAATTGTTTTAGTTTCTGTTCCTTGCCTCCATCGTCCATTTGCGACATCACCAAGATCCTCTCCTGAAGTTGTAATCTGCACAGGGCCTTTGTAATCCTCAGGGTATGGATTTTCCATGTTATCTGGTTCAAAAGCATGATCTCCAGAAATACCCGATGCTTCTTGCTTAATATTCTCTGCCCAATAGTCTGTTAAGGTACTTTTACCTCCCCAATCACGAGTATCTTCAAGACGCTGGTCACTCATAAGAGTTGTAGGTTCACTACCGCTTTCAAATGACTTTGCCCAATCTATTTGTCTATTTTCTAAGAACTGTAATGCACCAGCTTTAAAATCCCAACTATATTTATTAACTCCTTTAACTTTTGTGTTAACTTCGTCGATAAACTCATCATATATCGCATCTGAGGCATGTTTAGACTTAAATCCTGCTTCTTTCCGTCTTTGCTGTAACCCTTCATATAAATTTCTTGCTGCTCGTTCATGTTTACCTTCAAATTCAGCACTAGAAGTAACAGTAACAACTTTTCTCTTGCCAAGAGACTTAATAGCATTTTCTCTAGCTTCTGTTGCTGCTTTAAAGGCATCATTACCACTCATCCCCTGATCTTTGAAGTATTTTATAGCTTTACCACTAACAACAAACGATCTGGTCTTAATTTTTCGCTGCTTGTACTGATCATTCCTCCATTTCTCACCGCCTTTTGCATTTTTGAATGGTATTGACTCTTTTGTGAGTGTTCTCTTTAAATTTGTATTATATCTATTCGCTGCATCTATGATAATAGACCCTAGATCACTCCGTGGCTTCATTAATTTAGGATTAGACTTGAGAGGACGCTTGGATGCCATCTTTTCATGGTACGCATCTTGTGAGGCTTTAACGTCAGGCACATAAACTTGTACTTTTTTCCTATGTGATGGGATATTTAAGTCAACTTTATGTGTTTCTCCAAACTTACCCCCTAACGCAGCTTGAGGATAAACAGATTTAGTAGCATTTGACCAAAGTTTGTCTTTATTCTTACCCATTCCAGTGGATCGAGTGACCCAGGTGACGTTCTTTCTCTTAGGATCAGTGGCATACTGAATGAATTGTTCTTGTATCTTTGCAACATCGGAGGGATTAGAGAATTCAGGGTTCCCTTTAAACTCATAAAATATCTCAGGCCTTGTCATACCTGAACTTATCGTATCAGTAGGAGGAGCCTTTGGAGCTTTAAATCGTTTCTTCTGTTTCTTTTTAGTATTTTCAGGCATACGATTCTATGAATTTCTCAAGTAAAGGGCCATCAAGCCGATAATTGTAAGGATGTTCGTAGGAGTGAAGTCTTAACAGAAACTCTACACCTTCTTTTGTACTCGTGTTATTCCATAACTCTTGATAGCGTTCAGCAACTTCGAGTAGCTCTACTTCCATAATCGAATCAACCTTCGAGGAAGTATCTTTAGCAAACAAGCCAGTAGTCGGTATTAAATCAAAATACCCATCAGCGTTCATCGCTATTGAGATTTCTTCAGACATAAACGAAATGATGACTCGGTGCAGCTTTACTTACTGATTGCTTAGGTTTCTTTTTCTTATCTTGCTTCTTATCTACCTCAACACTAGGTTCGTTAACCTCTTCTTCAGGGGCTGCTTTCC